CTATTTTCAATATTTCATGAAGAAACAAATCCTACTAGCAACTTTCATACTCCCAGAAAGATTGACGTGGTTTCTTAATTATTTAGAAACCAAATTTAATATAAAAAAAGAAAAAGTTTTTTGTTATAAAAACTTAGATGATGAATCAAAAATAATTTTAACTTTTAAGATAGATATTCCAGATGATAAATCATTAAATTTAAAAAAAATATTTCCTAGTGGAATTACTATACATAAGAAAGGTAATGCCTTATATACTATAAATGCTTTAAATAAAATAATTGAATTAGATAATACTGAATTACTTGGTAATATTAATTATAAGGAAATAAAGATTGATTGGGAACTTTATCAAAATAAATTAATTTTAATAAAGGGTAAAGACCTTTATTTTTTCAATATAAGTAGAGTTTTTTAAGTGTTTCTCGATATTTATAATAAATAACATTTCAAAATAATTAAAGTTATGGAAGAAAATAATAAAAAAGAGAATTTAGATAAAGCTTTAGAAGGTTTTTTAAATAAAGAAACTAAAGAAAATAAAGACCAAGATATGGATTGTAGTTCAGGGGTTTGTGTTATCAAAGGTGATAAAAGTCTTATAGAACGTATAAATAAAAAAATTATAACAGAAGACGGTAGACAATTATTATTCTAATGAAAAAACCAAAATTAAACCCACAATTATTAAACGAAGAGTTAAAAAAATTTAGACTTTTATCGGAATATAGCTTTTATACTGAAGTTAATTCTGATAAACCTGAAGGTGATTTATTATTAGGTGATTTAGAAGAAGCTGATGATACTACTAACGGTGCTAATGACATTGCTCAAGAATTAGATATTGACCAAACTAGTGATGATGGTAATAGTGAAATACCAATGGATGAACCTGCACCAGAAGAAAATAATCCAGCTGCTGGTACAGACCCTGTTCCACCAGCCCAACCACCAGTAGATGATTCAGTTGGTGATGATGTTGAAATAGATGTAACTCAATTAGTTAATAATACAGATGAAGCTAAAGCTGCAGCTGAACAAGCTGCTGAAACAGCTAACGCAAGTACTCAAATGTTACTACAGAAATTAGCTGATTTAGAATCTCGTTTAGGTAATATGGATAATGTTGTTGCTAAAATTGACGGAATCGAACAAGAAATAATTAAACGTAATCCTACTGATGAAGAAAAATTATCATTACGTTCGTTAAGTTCATACCCTTACACTCAAAAATTAACAGATTATTGGGGTGATAAAACAGGAAAATATGATGTTATGGATACTGAAAATGAAAAAGAGTATGTTTTAACTCAAGATGATATTGATTCAGAATATAATGATTCTGATATTAAAAAAAGTTTTTCTATCAAAAAAAGTGATTATGAAGAAGAAGATATTTAAAAAAACCCCTTATTAATAAGGGGTTTTTTTATTTATTTATTTATTTAGATAAATAAACTTGCATTGTGTTTGTATTAGTAGTAGGTTTGTAAAAATTAGTAGTGAAAAGATAAAATAAATCTAAAATACTACTTGACTTTTTTTAATTTGATATTATATTTGAGTATCGAAAATTAATTAGAGCACATAACAATTATTATATATTATTTACGCAAATGAGTACACAAAACGCATTAGATGCAATGTTAGCACAATACGAGGCTAACAACAAACCAAGATTTGAAAAATCAGAACCAGCTAAGGTTTACGATTTAAAAAATTATTTCACAACTTATGATTTAGCTGATAACCAAGATTCAGCAACTAAAGAAATCAGGTTGTTACCTAACCCAAAAGGTGGTTCACCACTTGTAGAATTTCATGGTCACACAGCTACAGTTGATGGTCAAAAGAAAACTTTCCCATGTTTACAACATGAAAAAGGTGAAGCTTGTCCTTTCTGTGAAGCTAGAGAACTTTTATTATCTACTGGTGAAGCTACAGATAAAGAATTAGCTAAAAAATTTAACGTTAAAAAAATGTACATCGCAAAAGTGATTGACAGAGCTAACGAAGAAGATGGTGTTAAATTCTGGAGATTTAACCACGATTTCCGTAAAGAAGGTATTTTCGATAAAATTCATGGTGTTGTTGCTGGATTGAAAAAATTCAAAGACATTACTCACCCAGAAGAAGGTCGTGATTTATCTATCATGATTAACAGAAACCAAACTAGAGTACCAGTAGTTTCATCTATTGTTGCACAAGATTCAGGTGTTATGACTGAAGATGAAACAAAAAAAGCTCTTTGGTTATCTGATGAAAGAACTTGGGAAGATGTTTATTCTGTAAAAGGTTACGATTATTTAGCTATTGTAGTTAAAGGTGGTTCACCAATGTGGGATAAAGAAGAAAAATGTTTCGTTGATAAAAATAAAATCAAAGAAACAGAAGCTGACGCTGAAGACGCAAAATTAGATTCTGAGTTATCAATGAAAATTGAAAACGTAAAACCTAATATTGTTGCGGCTGATGAAACAGCACCAACACAAACAACTTCTACTGAATCAGTAGAAGAAGAAGATGATGACCTACCATTTTAAGGTTTAAACAAAACAAAAAGGAGTTAGAAATTGCTCCTTTTTTGTTCTAGAATAACGAGTACCAAAAAAAGAATTATTAACAATGGCTACAAAACCACAAAAGAAACCAATCGAGAAAAAAGCTTTCGATAATAAAAGTTTCAAAACAAGCTTAGGTCTAGGCGAACAAACAGTTAAAGAAAAAGAATTAGCATGGATTCCATTTAAAAAAGCTTTCCATGATGCAGTAGGTCTTCCAGGTGTTCCACGTGGTTATACTACTCAGTTCCGTGGGTTTTCAGATGTTGGTAAATCAACAGGTATCTACGAAACAATTGCTGGTGCACAAAAATTGGGTGACTATGTTGTTATTTTTGACACAGAAGGAAGTTTCAACTGGGAACACGCTAAATTAGTAGGTTTCAAGTTTAATGAAATTGCAGATGAAGACACTGGTGAAATCGTTGATTACGATGGTGATGACTTTATGTATTTTGGTGGTAGTGACTTGGTTCAATTATACCAAAACTTTGATTACAAATCTGGTAAGATGACTCAATCACCACAAAGATTTATTCCAGTTGTTGAAGATATAGCACGTGCTATGAATGAGATAATGGATAAACAAGATAAAGGTGATTTTGACAGAAATGTTACTTTTGTTTGGGACTCTATTGGTTCAATCGGATGTTACGAAGGTGCTGTATCAAATACGAACAATAATCAATGGACTGCTGGTGCTTTAAAAAGGTCTTTTGAATCAATTCTAAACTTTAGAATCCCAGCTTCTAGAAGAGAGAAAGCTCCATTCATTAACACGTTTGTTGCTGTACAAAAAATTTGGTTAAGACCAAATGCTGTAGGACAACCAACAGTAATGCACAATGGTGGTGAAGGTTTCAAATATGGTGTTAGACTTATTTTCCACATGGGTGGTATGTCAACATCTTCTGCTAAGAAATTAGATGCGGTAATGGGTGGTAAATCTTACCAATTCGGTGTAATGACTGATATTAAATGTGTGAAAAACCACGTTAATGGTATTGAAAGAATGGGTAATATTTGCTCAACACCACACGGGTTCGTAAACCCAATAGAAAAAAATGACTACGTTAAAGAACAAAAAGACTTCATTAACGCAAAGTTAGGTACTTCATTTTCAGACTTCGAGGTTAAAGAACACGATTTCGATGCTGATGCTTACGAAAAAGATTAAATCTATTTATTAACCTTTTAAATGTTCTTACATGAAAAAAAGACCACCAAGAAATGGTGTAGAATCTGATAATCAGATTAAACAAAATACTTTATTGGTAGACGGAAACGCCCTGTTTAAGACAGGGTTTTTCGGAGCCAAAAATCAATATAATCAAAACGGCCAACATATCGGTGGATTATATCAATTTATGACTATGCTTCGTAAGTTACTTACTGATGATTTATATCACAAAGTTTATATATTTTGGGATGGAAATTTTAGTGGTAAACTTAGGTATGATATTTACAAAGACTACAAAAAAGACCGTGATAAAGACTTTATTAACGGCACCCATCCAATAGATGTTTCTGAATTAACTCAAAGAAAATTAATTTGGGATTACTTAAACGAAATGTATGTTCGTCAAATTATGCATGATATTATCGAAGGTGATGATTTTATAGCGTATTATTGTTTAAGAAAAAAAACAAATGAAAAAATCACTATCTGTACGAATGACAGAGACTTAACTCAATTCGTTTCTGATGATATAAAAATTTATTTATGTGATTTGAAGATTTACCTTGACACGAACAACTTTTCGGAGTACTTTTGTCATCATAGTTCAAACACTGTTCTAATGAAAATTTTGACAGGTGATAAAAGTGATACTATTAAAGGGATTGAAGGATTAGGTGAACAAACACTTATAAAATTATTTCCAGAGGTAAAAGACCGAAATGTAACTTTAAACGAAATTTTAATAAGAGCTGAAGAGCTAATTGAAGAAAGAAAAAAAGAAAAAAAAACACCTTTAAAAGTTTTAGATAACATAGTTAATAGAAAAACCAAAGGAATTCAAGGAACCAAAATTTATGAAATAAATGAAAGATTGGTAAATTTAAAAAAACCTATGTTAACACAAGAAGGTATTGACGAATTAGAACAACTTATTGAGGGGTCTTTAGATTCATCAGGTAGAGACCTTAAGAATGTTCTTATGATGATGAAACGTGACGGATTAGATAAAACAATTGGCGAAACAAGATACCCAGAATTTCTAATCCCATTTAAAAAATTAATCGAAAGAGAAAAAACAATTTATTAACATTTAAAAAGCAAATTAAAAATGGCACAAGCAACTGAAAACAGTAAAAGAGTAGAAGAACAAAGATTCGAATTTTTGTTATATATTAACAACCACATTATCTGTCAAAGATATTTCAATATCAAAGATTTTAATGAAGATTGTGTAAATTCTTTAGAAATTAAAGAACTTATTGATTCAATCATTGGTATGAATAATGGACGTTTAGGTATAATCCCTCATCATTTACAAAAGAAAACTTTGGATTTTCTATGGGAAGGTTATAACCCTTATTCAATAACACCTGAAACAGCACCAAAAAATGTCTATGAAAAAATTGATAATTTTCAATTTGAAGTTAAAGTAGATAAAAAAATGGTTGGTAAAGGTCAATTTTGTGGGAATGTATTCCCTACAAAGGTTAGATATGCTGTGGATATCAAAGAAATAATTCCTTCTATTATAAGTGAAATTAGATATTATTTCACATTAAAAAATTATGATAAAGTATCGGTCTAATCCGATACTTTATCATATTTATTATAACAAAGGTTTTAAAAGTAAAAATTAAAGATGGCAAAAATAAATAGAGATAATTTTGGGTATTTAGGTGCGGATTACCAAATAAGATTAATAGCACAAATTTTAACAGATAAAAAATTCGGTAATTCAATTATCGATATATTAAACCCTAATTATTTTGAAGAC